GACAGCCTTATATACCAATGCCTAGTCTCACGACTATGGTAAAACTGGATATAAGTAAAGCCATATCGGCACTCGCGCTGCTAACGCAGCGTTTTAAACATTAACCTCCTTGGGATTATAATATGCCCGCAATAACAAGCCTATCTTTAACCAAAGTGTCTCCAGCTGGCACTCTCAACCTAACTGCCATTAATGGTCAGTCGGGACAAGAACCAGCATCATGGAAGAACGTCGCAGCCGCAACTTACGAAGCGGGTGAAACGTTAACACTATCGGTGAAACAAGCCAGCGCGCAGAATATGCGCGTTACTTACCGCCTTAAAGTTCCGTTGCTAGATGCAGCGAATATTGTTACTTCAACGGCGACTGTGAATATTGAAGTCACTATGCCTCGGAAATCGAGTGCTAGCGACCGCTCAAACATTCGCAGTTACGTGACCGGCATGATCGGTACTACTTCTTGGCAACAAGCGCTAGAAAATCTGGCACCTACTACCTAATTAGGAATACTAATCATGACCAAAGTCATTCGCGATAACAAATTATCGCTTGCTGAAGGAAGAAACTTCGTAGCAGATATTGCCCTTCGTCTTTATGAGAAGTTAAATACACCAACCTCATTAATGTGCTACATTATCCTCAATGAAGGGGATTTCGAGCAACTGTATGACTTGTCGGTGAATCCAAACGACTATTTAGACGCGGACAGATTTCAAAAGGACTACCAAGCCGTATCTTACATCAGGAAATGTATCCTTGATGACTCAGATAGCCGTGCAAAGTTGGCCCTTGAGAAATTCTTAGAAGCTGAAAAAGAATGTCTTGCCACCAATCTCCTGTTGCGTGATCGATTACGGAATAATAAATATTCTGGAATCTTTCACACTGCGGCAAGGGTTGTAAGTGGGATACTCGGTGCTGTGCCAGACTTGGCCACGCACACTTTCCGCTTCGGACCTGGTTCTACCAGTGCTGTTAACGGACTTGAGGTAAATATACCTGGTAAGTTCAATAAAGGCGCCATACAATGTACGCGTGATGCTATTCCCCTCGTAGAGAGGATGTTATTACATAATCCGCTCCTATATGCGGCCAAAACTGGCGTGTATTTAGAGGGACCGGCATCGGTTTTTAAACCAACGTTCAACATGATCAACTATAATACGCTTACTTTCGTCCCGAAAAATGGGAAGGTCGATAGGTGTATTTGTATTGAGCCGGACATGAATGTCCCCTTACAACTTATGGCTGGACGCTATATACGAAACAGGCTTTTATTAGCTGGAATCGATCTTAGAAAACAGCAAAGTGTAAATGCTCGATTTGCTCAATTAGGCAGCCAGGATGGCTCCTATGCGACAATTGATCTGTCATCTGCCTCAGACACTATAGCAATAGCTTTAGTTGCCGAACTACTGCCCTTTGGGTGGTTCGAACTGCTGAGTAATCTCCGGTCACCGTTCACCCGCTACAAGGATAGTAGCGGCAATGATACCTACATTGAGAATGAAAAATTC